AGATGGTGATGAGATTGATGTGTGTCTTGGTGGCACATTTGCAGGAGATAAATTTATTAGTATAATAAACAGAACACGTAGTAATACTACTAAAATGCCATCATAGCACAGTGGTAGTGCAGGGCTTTTGTAAAGCCAAGGTCGTCCGTTCAAATCGGTCTGATGGCACCTTTGGGATAGTAGTTCAGTGGTTTAGAACGCTGCCCTGTCACGGCAGAGGTCGTGGGTTCAAATCCCATCTGTCCCGCCTCATTGCTCCTTAGCTCAGTTGGTAGAGCGGTTGACTGTTAATCAATTTGTCGCTGGTTCGAGCCCAGCAGGAGCAGTCTAAATATTAACGCAATTACATTTCCCTCATGAAAATATTTTTAGACACAGCTGATACTAATATTATAGCAGAACATTATAGTACTGGATTAATAGATGGTATCACCACAAATCCAACTTTAATAATGAAGAGTGGTAGGAATCCAGAAGATGTATATCATGAGTTAGAAGCTAATGGTCTTACTGATATTAGTATGGAAGTTGTGGGAGATCGTCAAGAGATGCTTGATGAAGGACGTAGGTTATCTAGAGAGTTTGGGAACGTTGCAACAATTAAAGTTCCTTGTACTCCAGATGGACTTAGAGTTTGTAGGATGCTTAGTGCTGAAGGTATAAGAGTAAATGTTACCCTTATATTCTCACCAACACAAGCAATTCTTTCTGCAAAAGCAGGTGCTGCATATGTTTCACCATTTGTAGGTAGAGTAGATGACAATTCATTTGGTGGGTTATGTCTTATAAAAGATATTGCTAATGTATATTCTAGACAGAATGTATTTAATACTGAGATCCTTGCTGCTTCTGTTAGAAATGTAAGAGATGTAGGTAGAGCATTTGAATATGGTGCTAATATATGTACAATACCACCTAAAGTGTTTGAAGGAATGTATAATCACATCCTCACAGAGAAAGGATTACAATTGTTTGATCAAGATTGGGCACAAGTAGTTGGGTCTAATATATAGAAATGGACACAAAAGATTTAAGGGAAGAACTTAACGAAGTTAAGGGGATGATTAAAGATGTTAACTATCAGATGCAAGAATTGCGGGAAATTATTGGAAGGGCATTCGACTCAGACGAGAAGTTGCCAGTGTCCCAACATTACGAGCATCCGTGGGACAAATATCTCAGGGAAAGATCTATCGATGATCGAGTTGGTAAATCAGACCCAGAATGAATCATCAAGATTTACATCAAAGGATCTTGAGTGGCAAGAACAACGCCGCAAGCGTAAAGTACGTAAACTTGATTTCGAGGAGCGATGATTAATCTAGACGAGAAGTATCACAACTATCTCACACAAAATAAAACCATGAAAATTGATGGTGTCAATGAACGAGTCACAGGTTATGGATATAATTGTGATGGAAGTGACATCATTGGTTATTGGGTAAGCACAATCAATTATAAATTATATTATAATTTGAATGAACAGTTTCTTAAGTTAGAAGCTCTACAAGATGAGATGGTTAGAATCCATCAAACTGATAACAATGATGCATCATAAAATGCCTGTATATAGAGACTATGAGATTAGAATTAATCTCAATGAATTAATTGAACAACGGATACCTGCTTGTAACATCACTCATAAGGATCATTGCTTAACTGATTCTCAAATAGCAGATATAGCACATGATATTAATATGGATCTGGATCTACATCCGATCTATCATCAGATAGATGAACATATTATGAAATATGTTAACGCAGCCAACATTGATAATTCAGATCATTGGGTTGAATCCCATTTACCTGATCTGGATGATTAAATTATGGAGGACTTGGAAGTATGCCTTGGGAAGTTTCTCGGATCATACAACTACAGAGTATGATAACGCAGTATGTATTGTTCGCAGTACTATTTTCGTTACTTATCTTGTTACTAATTGTTTTATTACTGCTGGCGTGATACGCCATTGGAATCCTATGAGTAAGATTGATACACAAGGAATGAGTGGCCCCGTTGATCCAAATTATAAAGGATCACCAAAACCACAGGAACATAAACCTATGGAGATACGTCCTATGAGGTTGTTCACTCCTGAGATGGTTAAGGAGGCAAAGATACTTATCAATGAAGTATTAGATGAGCGTGAACATAAAAGGAAGATGAAGATGGCATATGATGAAGTGAAACCATTAGGAGTTTCATACTTTGATACTGAACACTTTAAACATCGTATCGATGAACCCGAACCACATTATGATCCTTGGCAGTAATGGAAAAACATAACTATAAGAACCCCTCTAAGACACAAGATCTTGCACATGTAGAGGCATCTGTTACTAAAGGTAAGAAGTACTACAATGAACAAGGGTGGGAGATTTCTCCACCTATAAGTGATAGAGAATGTATCTATCGTTGCTTAGAGAACTGTGAATCACTTGCTGGACTTGATAAGAAACAAGTACAGAGGTTAATGAAAGACTTTAAGACTATGAAAACTGAATTCGTAAGAAACGAGGAGTATCCTGTATTATGATTAAAGAAATTCCTACCAAAGATTACATGCAAGATGGATGGGACAGTGGGCCAATTGGATGCCATCCATATAAGCGTGGGAGTAGACACAATAAAATAGGTATGACTATTATGTTCATATTCTATGGTATTGTACTTGTACAAGTAATACATGCTATGTTAGTATTACCATTCTTTCCTATTCCTTTTGCAATACTATCAGGACTAGGTTTTATATGCTATGTGGCATGGAGGGCAACATGAAATTAACACAAGAAGTTATAGATCAGATCCAAGAGGCAATGTTACACACCAAGAAGAATGGTGACATGAATTGGTTAGATGGTGATGAGATAGATGTATGTCTTGGAGGAACATTTGCAGGGGATAAATTTATTAGCATCATAAACAGAACACGTAGTAACACAACAAAACAATGAGAATAGCTGTGATGTGTTCTGGAAATGGAAGTAATTTCGAGAACATCGTTAGATCATGTCCTGATCATGAGGTTGTGATAATGATACACAATAAAAAGAAATGTGGTGCTATAGAAAGGGCAGCTAAATTAGGTATTCCACATGTTCGTGTTAGTAATAAAGAAGATAGTTCGAGGATAAAAATTCTAGAAGCATGGAGAGTTGATATAGTTGTTCTAGCAGGATATATGAGAGTACTATCTCCAGAATTTGTTAAAGCATATAAGAATAGAATTATAAATGTACATCCATCATTACTTCCTAAGTATAAAGGTCTTAATGCTGTACAACAAGCTATGGATGCTGGTGAAGTGGTCAGTGGTTGTACTGTCCACTATGTTAACGAAAATCTTGATGGTGGTGATATAATAGATCAATCAATCGTTCAGATATGTCCTGAAGATACTGTTGAGTCTTTGACTCATCGTGTTCAAAGGGCGGAATACCGTCTATTGCCACTGGTTATTAATACGGTACTTGACAAAATCTGAAAGATATGATATTATAAATACTTGAAGTGGCACATGTGCCAGTTCAATATATAACTTAATACAAAGGACTCGAAAGAATCGTAACCCTGTGTATGCTCAAGACTCCCATGTCGGGGAAGTCTATCATCCGCAGGGTTTTCCCTTGCGAGACACTAAAAAAACAATCATGTCTATTAAATCAACAATCGCAGCTGTAGCTGCATCTCCATTCCTCCTCGCAGGTGCTGCTTTTGCTGGCCCTTACGTGAATGTCGAGAGCAACATTTCATATCCTGATGGAGACTACTCTGGTGCTTCAACTGATCTTCATATCGGTTACGAAGGATCTCTTAGTGAGTCTGCTGACTTCTATGTACAAGGTGGCCCTTCATTCGTCGCTGTAGACGGAACTGACGGTTCTGAAGGTGAGTTCTCAGGTAAGGTTGGAGTTAACGTTGCTGCTACCGATTCAATCGGAGTATACGGTGAGCTTTCTGGCGTAACTGGTGAAGATTCATCTAACGATGACATCGTAAACTGGGGTGCTAAGTTAGGTGCTAAGTTCACATTCTGATCTCTAATCAGATAACTCAAAGAGGCCCTCTACATAGTAGAGGGTCTTTTTTTATGCTATGAAAAAAACTACTGAAATATTAGGACATCCTTTATGGATGGTTCCAGTAATGATATTAGGGTTGGTTGCTATGATAGAAGGTATGCATACTGCTGCTCATATGCATATGAAGATAGATGCTAATGCGTATTGTAGGAATAATGCTGAGTGGGTAGAAAGTCAGCAGAACGATGATGATTACTAGGGTTTATATGTGTCATAAGATGTGCTTATAATTGTTCGGGTTCCACTAATGTAAAGTTATTTGACAAAACTTAAACTTTCCTATATAATATTGTAACGTTTCTTAATGAACGAATGACAACTTCAAGTAACACCATGAAGCGCTACACTACTACTGAGTATGGTAAGCAGAACATGTTTGCTCACGAACCTCAAGTAGAAGTGCTAGATGTTAATTATTGGGAAAATGCAGAACAACTTAATGGTCGCATGGCGATGATTGGTTTCTTTGCAGCAATCCATAACTACATCTTATTTGGCGCAGTTATGCCAGGCATCTTTTAATTTAAAAGGTCTTTACACCACTCGCACGGCGAGTCACTTTTAACCCTCAATCCAAAAAGGAGAACACAATGACACCAGAAGCAGAAAAGTTTAATGGCTGGATGGCCATGATTGGAATAGTAGCAGCACTAGGTGCTTACTCATTCACAGGTCAAATTATCCCAGGCATATTCTAATGGAAAATACTAACGTAGCAATTTGGAACAGAGCAAACGGTAGGTTTGCAATGATTGCCTTTTGGGCAGTCGTAGGTGTTTATACCAAGTTTCAATACTTTACATAACTAAATAATATTTTAAAAGGAACACAATCAAATGAGCGACTTCGTAGCCGCCCAAGATTCAATTTCACCACTAACAGCAGTCCTCTGGGTATTTTATCCCATGGCTGCTTTAGTCTTGGTTGAACTTATCTTAAGATCAATCAATGATGATGACGATGATCAAGATGGTGGAAAAGGAATAAGAATAAGGAGCCAAGATATGGTTCCAGCAACAGTACCTTCAGGAGCTTAACATGCCTTTCATAGTTTTTGGCTGCCTCTTAGCAGCAACAGCATACACTAATGTATTTTCATTAGTATTACAATGATCCCATTATCAGTACTGCTAAATTCAATACCACCAGGCTCTAGAGATTTGGTAGAGTTTGGATTTTTTGTGGTCGTTGGTATGACAGCGGGGTCATTAGGTATAATATAATGGAAAATATGCTACGTGATGTAATCCTTCTCACAGGACAGATCACATTTGTCTTTGGTTTGTATCTTGTAATGCTCTACAACCTTCAAGATTGACAAATCATAAAGATTA